TATGCTTGTGCAACCCGGCGATGACTTGCAGCCGATACGGTTTCAGTCAATTCCTCAATACCTCGTAGCGCTTGAGGAAGGCCCGCAAGGCACTGTTGAAAACGTTTACCGCAAAATGCGTGTTGCAGCGGAAAACATCAAAGTGATTTGGCCTGACGCAAAACTGCCCGCTGTTCTCGAAAGAAAGATCGTAGACGCACCGCAAGAAATGGTGAACTTGCAAGAGTCGACAATCCTCAACGTCAATGATGGCGGATATGGATATTACGTTTGTTACAAGACCAGCGACAACGAAACGTCGATGTTGGTCTACCGTGAACTGACAATATCACCGTGGATTGTGAGCCGGTTTAGTAAAGTTGCCGGTGAGGTCATGGGCAGAGGCCCGGTTGTTTCTGCGCTTGGCGACATATTGACGTTGAACAAAGCTGTGGAGTTGTTGCTCAAAAATGCCAGCCTAAACATTAGCGGCGTTTACACAGCCGTAGACGATGGCGTCCTCAACCCGCAAACGATTCGTATTGTGCCCGGTGCCGTCATTCCTGTGGCGTCAAACGGCGGTGCGCGGGGCGCATCCTTACAACCGTTGCAACGTGCCGGGGATTTACAGCTTACACAAATCGTCTTGCAAGATTTACGCATGAACATTAAGCGCACGCTTCTTGATGACTCGTTGCCGCCTGACAACATGAGCGCCCGCAGCGCTACGGAAATCGTAGAGCGGATGCGTGAACTTGCAACAAACCTGGGGTCAGCTTTTGGCAGATTGATAACGGAAACCATGGTGCCGCTAGTTCGCCGGTCAATGTATATTATGAACGAGGCGGGCTTGATTGCATTACCGTTGCGAGTAAACGGGTTAGAGGTGCGTGTCGTCCCGGTTAGCCCGTTAGCCAAAGCCCAACATCTCGATGACATCCAAGATGCCATGCAATGGGCGCAAATCAGTTCGAGCCTTGGCCCGATAGCGCAAAGCACGATCAAAGCAGATGCGGTTGCCGACTATGTTGCCGACAAGCTGGGCGTGCCGACAAGTCTGCGGACCAGTGACGAAGAACGGCAAGAAGTCGAACAACAGATGATGCAGATGATGCAGCAAGCTCCAGCGGGACAAGCTTCGCCAGAGCAAGCCGCGCCGGAACAACCTGTTTAAACAAGGAGAATGATATGCCAAGCGTTGGTGGGAAGAAGTACGGCTACGGCAAAAAAGGCATGGCGGCGGCAAAGAAAGCTAGCGCCAAATCCGGCAAGCCAATGAGAATGGCAAAGCCGCGCAAAGGCAAGAAGTAGTGGCTAGACCAGCAAAAGGGAAAGCGCGTGTCAAAGTAACGAGCAGCGGCAAGCGTGTTTCCTATGGTCAAGCTGGCAAGGCTAAAGGTGGCGGGCCGCGTGTTCGTCCTGGCACATCGAAGGGTAATGCCTACTGCGCCCGTAGTGCAGGGCAGATGAAAAAACATCCATCCGCAGCGAAAAACCCAAATAGTCCGTTGCGCCTATCGCGCAAAAGATGGAAGTGCAGCGGCAAGACATCGAGGAAATAGCTATGGCAAAAGTTGGTCTCTACGAGCGCATCCGTAGAAAGCAAGCTAGAATCAAAGCCGGTTCTGGTGAGCGCATGAGAAAACCCGGCAGTAAAGGTGCGCCAACCGCGAAGGCGTTTAAACGTTCCGCCAAAACTGCAAAGAAAAAGTGATGGCAAAAATTATCGACATCAATACAGATGGGTGGGAAGGCGTTAACGCGCAAAGCCCGCTGCCAGAGGAAGAAGGCGAAGGGTTCCAGGCAGAGCTTGACCGGTCCATTGCCCGCATCATGGAAAGTGATGATGGACGAACGATGATTGATTGGTTGTGCGGAGCATTTCTGCATCAACCGACATGGGCACCGGGGTACTCCACAGACTTTGGATTTTTCCGCGAAGGCCAGAATACATTGATTCGTGAAATTTTATTGAGAAGTGAGAGAGCAAAGAATGGCTGAAGAAAACGTTGAAGCAACCGAAACTGCGGAAGCAGCACCAGAGCCAGAAGCGGGCTTGTTAGACAACGTTGAAACTCCTAATCCCGATGCCGTCGAGGCGGCAGAAGACGACGAAATTGACCACCGCGAACCGGGTGGTGATGGAGAAAAGCCGGAATGGTTGCCGGATAGATTTTGGGATTCAGATAGCGGCGAAGCCGATTACGAGGGTTTGGCGAAAAGCCAGAACGAACTCTACAAGATGATGCGGAACGGAAAGCATAAAGTGCCGGAAGGCGGCGAGTATGATCTACGTTTTGTTAATGAAAGAATTGCAGAGGACGATGAACTTCTCGGTAAGTTTAAAGAAGTCGCTGCCGACAGGGGATTGTCACAAGACGATTTTGAAAAGATTGTCGGGCTGGTCATGGAAACGATGCCGGAAGATGTGGGAGAACCGGAACAGAAGTTTGACCGCGAAGCGGAGTTTGCAAAGCTAGGCCCGAATGGCGAAAACATTGTCAACGGCGTGGTTAAGTGGGCAGAGGGACTTGTAAATAACGGAGCTTGGACCGCAGAGGATTTTGACGAGTTTAAATTTATGGGCGGCACCGCAGCCGGTATTAGAGCGCTAAACAGGTTACGCCAATACTACGGTGAGAAAACTATTCCGGTTGATGCAACGCCTGATACAGAGGCGATGCCGACAGAGGAAGAATTGCAAGCCATGGTTGCTGATCCGCAATACAACAAAGACCCATCGTTCCGGCGTAAGGTTGCAGACCAGTTCGTCAGGAAATACGGCTCAGACCCTAATAGCCCGCAGATTATGTAATTACCTCCCCAAACGTGAACCTCCTAGACTTCCCCCGCTACGGCGGGGGTTTTTTTGTCTATAAGCTAAATGACGTGTTAAGAAACTTGACAGATTACACAATATGCGAATATACACGAAATGACCCTACCCTCTTTAGAGGTCGGTCTGTTCCGGGCGGAAGCCTAGGCACAGCCGGACCAGCCGGTCCCTACACTGATGCCGCTAGTATTTCATCAATGTAAGGAACCAGTAACATGGCAACTTCTCTATCGACCAACTTTACAAAGCTCTTTGAGGCTGAAGTAAAGCAAGCCTATCAAGGCGAGAGGAAGCTGGCTGGAACTACGCGCACGCGAACGGGTGTTGTAGGGTCCACTGTCCAATTTCCTAAGATGGCTAAAGCACAAGCGCAACTGCATGTGCCGCAGTCAGAAGTCACCGCGCTAAATGTCACTCACAGCAACGTAACCGCGACTCTCAGCGATTACGCCGCACCTGAGTACACCAGCATCTTTGACCAGCAAAAGGTTAACTATGACGAGCGCCGTGAACTTGTTGAAACTCTCGGCAAGGCTATAGGACGCCGCGCTGACCAGATCATTCTCGACGCTTTGGCGAACTCAAGCTCATCGCTGACGGTTGCCAATTCAATCGGCGGATCGAACACCAATATCAACGTTGCGAAGGTGTTGGAAGCTGCCCGGTTGTTGAACGCCAAGAATGTTCCGGCAACGGATCGTTACATGGCAATTTCGGCAGACGGCCTTTCGGCCCTTCTGGCGGAAGAAAAAGCCGCATCGCAAGACTACGTTCTCCACAAAGCCATGACTGATGGAAAAATCGATAACTTTCTCGGTTTCTCCATGTTGATGATTGGCGATATGGACGAGGGCGGACTTGCCATCGATGGCTCCAGTGACCGCACATGCTTTGCTTGGCATAAAGATAGTGTCGGCTATGCAGAAGGGATTTCGATGAAAACCGAAATCAACTATGTGCCAGAGCGGGTCAGCTACCTCACCAACGTAATTCTCTCTGCTGGGGCTACTGCCGTGGATGCAGAGGGAATCGTGATTATCACTGCCCGCGAGTAAGGAGAAAGCGAATGGCTTATAGTGCTGATGGTCTTAACCTGATTGGTGGCGGCGGCAAAGCCGGTGCTGCCCCACAGGTTTGGACATACACGTCCACCGATGCAATCGCCACGGTCAACACGGCAGCGTATTTTAACAATGCGTCTGATCTGTTGAAGGTGCGTGATATCATCTTTGTGGTCGACTCCAACACACCAACAACGCATATCGTTAGTGTTCTCTCGAATGCTTCCGGTGTTGTCGATGTGTCTGACGGACTCGCTGTAACAGAAACCGACAGCGACTAATCGAGCGGGGGGCTAACGCCCCCCTCTCCCCCTTTTTGCCGTTGGAGATTCGATGTGGCGACTAATGACACTGATGTAACAATTTGTTCGCACGCGCTCCAACTGCTTGGTGAAAACACGATCTCATCTTTTGCTGATGGGACGGTCCAAGCAAACGTTTGTTCAGAGCTTTATCCAGATACCCGTGACATGGTGTTGACCATGTACCCCTGGAGCTTTTCGCTTGTAAAAGTGGACCTTCAGCAATCCTCAACAGCGCCAATCAATGAGTGGACCTATAGCTACCCGATGCCTTCCGACTCATTGGCAAGCATTCCACGCGCTGTGTTCAGTTCAAGCGCTGTGGGAGCCGCGCCGATAACTGGCGGGTGGGAAGTTTACGAGCGCAACATTTTTACAGATCAATCGACCATCACCATTGATTATCAGAAACGACCTCTTGAAGAAGAAATGCCGTCATATTTTGTGCAACTGCTAAAATATGTTGTTGCAATGCACATTGCCTATCCTGTCACAGACCAATTAGACAAAGCCCAGCATTGGGAGCGTGTCGCTTTCGGCAACCCAGCGGAAGGCGGGCGCGGTGGTTATTTTAGACAGGCTGCGGCAACGGATGGCATGGGCGCTGGAACCACCTTCATAGGTGACTACCCACTTGTAGACACACGCTTGACGTTGAGTTAGCCATGGGCCGGTTTGTGAAAGTTCAAACCAATTTTGCAGTCGGTGAGATCAACCCGGAGCTACGCGGGCGTATTGATCTGCAACAATATGAAAGTGCGCTGGAGCGTGCGCGTAACGTTATCTGCAAGCCGCAGGGCAGTGTCGAGCGTCGGCCTGGGCTAAAGTATATTTATACGATACCTGATGCGGCATCGCCTGATAATGGTGTTCGCCTTGTTCCGTTTACGTTTAGCACTACGCAAACGTATATGCTGGTTTTTTCAGGCACGCGAATGATGGTGTTTAAACAAGGCGTGCAAGTCGCCAACATAAACGGCACCGGCAACGATTTCTTAGACGTATCGTCTAGCGTAAGCGGTGTAACGGATGGTGTTACTTCTGCCCGCCTAACTAATCTGTGGTACACGCAAAGTGCGGACACGCTGTTGTTGTTTGAGGAAACAATGACGCCGCTAAAGATTCAGCGCGGAGCAACGGACGCAACGTGGACTGTTGCAGACATTGCGTTCGAGCATGTGCCTTACTACGCGTTCACCCTTACTGCGACAAGCCCCGGCGTTACGCTAACGCCTTCCGCTGTTACTGGTGAGATCACGTTGACCGCAAGTGCGGCAGCGTTCCATGACGGCAGATCGAACACAGCCCAGGCGGGTGGGAGCGATACAATTACGTTAGATAGTGGTGCCTCATCGACCAACGATATTTTTAACGGGTCTATTATCCGCACCACTGGCGGCACAGGATCAGGCCAAACGCGTGCTATTTCCGACTATGACGGCAGTTCAAAGGTTGCCACTGTATCCGTTGCCTGGACGACGCAACCAGCCAGCGATACGACATTTACAATCGAATCCCATGTGAACCAATACATCGAGTCGAACGATAATTTCGGCAGGGCCAAGATCACAGGAATAACGAGTAGCACTGTAGTCAAGGCAACCACTGTTGTCGGGTTTTTCAACACTGATGCAATCGCGTCTGGCGCGTGGACCCTGGAAGCGGGCTATGAAGATGCGTGGTCTAGCACCAGAGGGTGGCCGCGCTGCGCTGTATTCCACGAAGGCCGTTTGATTGTTGGTGGTTCGCAATCGTTGCCGTCTACCGTGTGGGGTAGCCGCGTTGGTGACTACTTTGATTACGATGAAGGCCGCGCACTTGATGACGAAGGCATGAGCGCAACCATCGACACGAACCAAGTAAACGCCATCGTCGGTGTGTTTTCCGGGCGTGATCTTCAGATATTCACAACCGGCACAGAGTTCATATGCCCGCAAAACGATGGATCACCATTGACGCCAACCTCGTTCATCTTCAAGCCCATGACAACGCGGGGATCGAAAGGCGGCACCCAGCCGGTTAGTACAGAGGGCGGCACGTTGTACTTACAGCGCGGCGGCAAAGCTATTCGTGAGTTTCTGTTTAGCGATGTCGAAGGCAGCTATGTGTCCAATGACATTAGCCTGTTATCCAGCCACCTTTTGCAGACCCCTACCCGTATGGCTATGCGGCGTGGCACGAACGTCGATGAGGGTGATTTGATGTTTGTCACGAATAGCGGTGATGGGTCTATTGCCGTGTTTTCAATCTTGCGTTCGCAAAATGTCGTCGCGCCCAGCCTGTTTACAACGGATGGATTGTTCAAAGATTGCCAAGTCGAGGATGCAGATGCGCCCGTCATTTATGCCGTGGTCAATCGCACTTTAGCAAACGAAAGCACTTGCACCATCGTCGTGTCCGATTACGCCAATATCGCTGTTGGCTCCACTATTTTTTTGAAGACCTCTTCCGGTACGTCGGTGACATTTACCAGCGCCGGATCGGCGGGCACCAGCCAATGGCAAAGTACGACGAGCAATAACCAGACCGCTACCAATCTCGCCGCTGCCATCAACGGTCATGCCTCTTTCTCAGCCAGTGCGTCAACCGCGACGGTTACAGTGACCCGTGCGGCAATCGGCAAAGAAAACCTGACGGTTACGTCTTCCGATACAACACGCCTGACGGCAACGGATTTTACAAATACGCAAGTGTACTATTTGGAGTCGTTCAGCGCTGATCACACTACGGATTGCTCTATCCAATACACGGCAACAGCGGGCAATCTACCGGCCTCTACCACTGTCGGGTCACTAAACTTTCTTGAAGACTACACAGTGAAGGTCATTGCTGACGACAATATGTTGTCTGACGTTACAGTCGCATCGAACCAAGCGGTAGTGGATCGGGTTGCCACAACATTTATGGAAATCGGGCTTGAGTACCCAAGTTTTACTGACACGTTGGCTAATGATGCTACGAAGACAACGCCCTTAATACGCACGATGCCAGTGGAAACGCGTCTGCCCAGCGGGCCGATTACCGGCAATAAAAAGCGTATCGTTAAGGCTAACCTCATTCTGGACAACACGCAAAACTGCACGGTCAACGGATCAGAAATCCCGTTCCGGCAGCTTGGCGCGTCATTTTTGGATCAAGGCATTGATAAGTTTACGGGCACAAAATCTATCGGGCCATTCCTTGGATATGATTTGAAAGGGCAAATCGAAGTGACGCAATCGCAACCCATGTTTCTGACGCTGTTGAATCTCGACTACCGCGTCAGTGTGGCGACAGACTAATGAGTGGTATCGGACTCGCATTATCGGCTGCATCAGCGTTCATGCAGTTTCGCGCTGGGCAAGCCCAGGCTGCGAACTTTAAAAGTCAGGCGCAAGGCTTAGAAGTGGCATCTGAGTTTACGCGCTTCAAGGGCAAACAGGAATCGCTGAAGCATAAGAAAACCTCAGTTGATCAGCTTGAGTTAATTTTGAACAATTTGGCCACATTAAACGCGGTAGGTTATGCGGGAAATATGAACCCGTTCACGGGCAATGTAGACGGGCTGAAACGGCGGGGGCTGGATGTCGGCGGAACAAATTTCGCCATGGCAGCGGGCAATGAATTGATTACACGTTTGACCGGAGAAGCTCAAGCCAACATGCAGCTTTACCAAGCTGCCAATCTACGAAGAGCCGCAGGGCACGCACGGACAAGCGGCATTATGGGTGCGATGCTCACGCTAGGAGCGGGTGCTTATATGTCTTATTCAACAATGATTCCGAATATGGGTAGTACAGTGCCGACTACCGGCGCGGGTGCATTTGGTGGCAGCGGGGCGTTTGCGACTTCTGCCGTGCCTATAAATCAAGCTGTATCCGGCACATTCGGAATGCCGCCAACAATGGCACCATTGTATTACGGGCAGCGTGTCGGTCCTGGGATGATAGGTCTTTAAATGGCTAGGCCCGCACTCCCTCGCGCATCATTTCTTGGCACCGCATTACGCAGCGGTGTAGCCCCGGCGTCTGGTGGCGGCGTTACTGTGCCATTGAGCAACCCAGCGTTGGAGATGGAAGCCCGCAGCTACAACAGTCTAGCGCAACGTTTAAACGCGTTTAGTCAACAGGCTTTTGGAGTCGCAGAGCAAAGAGCAAAGACGGCGGGCGAAATATATGGGATTGAAAACGCGCCGACATTAGAGCAAGTGGAGTCAGCAAAACAACTAGGCCAGCCCGTAGAAGTGCCGGGCGATGCCACTTCCGGGCGCGTGTTCGATCAAGCGGCATATGCCGGTTCGATGGCTGTAGTGGAATCCCGTTATGCGACGGCAGCACAGAAGGCTATGACTGACATATTCGTCGCAGCGGATGCCGACGCGACGATCACGCCGCAAGAAGTCCAAATGCAGATGCAAGCCGCTGTTACGGAATACACCAAGTCGCTGGGCATGGTTGATGCAGCCAGTGCGGCAAAGCTGACAAACAAGCTGGGCATCATGGCGAACAGCAAGTATATCGAGTTCAGCCGCAGCTATGCCAACCGTATGCAAAAACAGATGGTCGATGGTGCGCTTGTTGCGGCTGATGACCATTTAGAAAAAGTGTTGCCGTCTTTAATCACTGGGTACAACGCAACGACGGCACAAGTGCCGCTTGACGTTTCCATACGTTCAGACCGCGCTAACTTGGAAGCCTCGTTAGAAACGCAAGGTGTTGGGGTTGTTGCGCGTGATAAGATTTTAGACCGGTATGACAAGTTGGTTATCGACAATAAAATCAACGCAATCGTTCGTTTGTCTGATGACGCGACAGGGACAGACCCGCAAGCCGATGTGATGGAGATGATCAAACGGCTAAAGAAGGGCAATTTGGCGGATCGAAGCAGACAGGAAATCTTTGACTCGCTGACGCCAGAGCAAAAGCGCAAATCTTTGGGGGATTTGTTTAGCGCCGGTACAGCTATGAAAAAGCAGTTAGGCGATGACGACGATGCTAAAAAAGCGGCGCAAATAGAACTTTACAATAAGTTCCAAAATGAAGTGTGGAGTAAAGACCCCGATTATGAAGATTTAAAGAAACGTATTCTCGCCAGCGGACTTTTACCGAAAGGCGATTATGGCAAGGACTCGCTGTTATCACGTATCAACCAAATGGAAAACGCCAAGAAGACAGACGCCGCATCAACCGGCCCAACCTTCCCGCAAAAATCAGAGTTTAGAGATTTTAAGAGAAGAATTTTTCTGCCATCGAATGACCCACGCCGTCTAACGGCGGAAAAAATAGCGAATTTAGACATTACAATTTTGCCTGTGTCGGGCAATCAAGGAGTAAACCTGACCACTCTCAGGAATTTAGCCAAAGAAGATCAAACCGCAGATGAAAATGCGTTGAAGAATTTAAAAGAAATACTGTTACGGCAAGTTAAAGCCGCCGTTGGGTTAAGAGAGTATGGACCGAAAAATCAGGCGGCGGATATGCTGTATGCGGATGCCGTGGCCGATCTTGAAAGGCTTGTCCAGAGTGAAATTGAGTTTGGGAATATGGATAAACTGCTTGAAGACCCTCTGTTTAAAAACGGCAGTGAAAGACAAAGAGCCTTTATTTCTTATTACAAAGGACAGACCCAAGGGTTAGAACAAAGATTAGAAAACATAGAAGAGAAACTAGTCGGTTCTCCACCTGTGGCCCCCAACAATGTGCCGTTTAAAGAGTTTGAAACAAACCTAAGAGTGTTTGGGCGAGACTATAAGAAGATTGCCAAATACCTCAGTGGGCGAAATGTTCTGGATAGGACAGTTACAGAACAACAGGCAAAAGAATTTTATGAAGCGGTATATGGGCCATGAGTGAAATACGCACACAAGAGGAAGGCGCGTTCAGCATCCCGCCGCACATAAGCATGGAGGTTCAACAGCTTCAAGCGGGCGGCGCGACAGAGGAACACATCAAGCGGTTTATTCGTGACAATCCCCCAATGGAAGAACCGGAGGCAGAAGCGCCACAACCGGCTGAAACTGATGATGCACCGCAACCCACAGCGGAGCCGGAAGAACCCGGCACCGGCATGGAATTGTTGCGCGGGCTGGCGGAAGGGACACAGCGGGCCATTGATGCTGCCGGGCGGCTTGTACCGTTGCCTAGTATGGAAATCAATGAACAGCCTGTAGAAAACCTTACCGATTTCATGGGCGCTGCCGTTGGCGACATAGGCACAGAGTATGAATTGCCAACAACGACAACCGGCAAAGTAACGTCCGGCATAACGCAAACTATGTGGGGCGCGTTCCCCGCTATGAAGCTGGTTAAGACGTTGGGGGCTACCAACGTGTTCATCCAGACCGTAGTAGGCGGTGCTGTTGGTGACTTTGTAGTTGGTGACGAACAGCTTGCAAAAGGGATGCTTAACCTTATTGATGCGTTGCCATCCGGTTACGGTGGTGACACAGCCGATAAGATTGTGAACGTAATAGATGAGTGGGCCACTGATCCCGAAAATGGCGGGTATGACGATCTGAAAGCGCGAACGGTCACTGCACTTGGGGGTATCCCACTTTCTGTCGCAGCGGACAGACTGTTGAAGGTTGCTGGCATTGCTATGGAGTCCGGCAAGGAGTCGTTGAAGGCCTTTAGAGATACGTTATACACTCGCTTGCGCGGCACAGAAGCGCCCGCAACGGTGCGAAATGCAGACGATCAATCCCTTATGGACGCGCACAGCGTTATTGGTGCCCGCGTTTCTAGGGACGGTGAAGCGCGTAAGGGCACGCCGGTATTTTCAGAGTTGTATCGGCTTTTTGTAGACCGCTTTAATCCTATCAAAAAGCTACAAGATGAGCTTGCTGCTGGGCGTGAGTTGCCTATCAACATGCGTCCTTACGAGCAAACCCGGTTGCAAGTTTCCGCAATGAACAAAGCGAACTTGTTTCTCGAACATGAGGTTCGCAATTTTCTCACAGGCGAGGTTGTCGGCCCAGGTCTAAAAAAGATTATGGAGCCTTTATCTGGCGACGGACAAGGGCTGCGAGAGTTCAGTAACTATGCCGTAGCAAAGCGTGCTTTGGAGTTGATGGACCGGCCCAAGCCTATCAAGACAGGATATGAAGCAGATCGGGCCGCGCTGGAAAAGGTTGTCAGGGAAACCGGCGAGAGGTTCGAGCCGATTTTCCGGGGCGTTGTTGATTATCAAAACAATGTGCTGAACTACCTCAAGGATTCCGGTGTATTAAGCAAGGACATGGTTAAGGCTATCCAAGAGGCCAATAAGGACTATGTGCCGTTTTTCCGGTTGATGGATGATGAAGGCGCTGCGGGGGCTGGGGGGCTTGCTAAAAAAGTCTTCAACCCGTTGAGAAAGATTAAGGGGTCGGAACGCAATGTCATCGACCCAATGGAAAGCATCATCAAAAACACTTACGCGTTTGTCCAATTAGCAGAGCGCAACCAAGTTATAAAATCCCTGCACGATCTAGCCAAGTCCAGCCCGCGAGGCGCGGAGCTTGTCAAGGTAGTGCCCATCAAATCAAAGCCTATTAAGATCAAAGGTGAAGAACTAGAAACCGCGATCAAGAAAGCTGATCCAGAAAGTGATTTGTTGGATTTAGTTAAACAATACGCTGGCGCTGATGCGAAAGTGTTACCGGATGACATAAGTATATTCCGTGCAATGGCGGCACCGGATCGGGCCAACACTGTTTCCTATATGAGCAAGGGGAAGCGCGTAACGCTTGAGCTTGACGAGGATGTTGCAGTTGCGTTGAAGGATATGGACAACGACTCCGTTAGTTTGTTGACCAAGATATTCTCTCTCCCGGCTAAAACGCTGCGGGCTGGCGCTGTTCTTGATCCAGAATTTTTTGTCCGAAATGCCATGCGCGATAACGTGACGGCAGCGGTCTACAGCGCTAACGGGTTTAAACCGTTTCTCACTGATTTCGCCAGTGGGTTTGTTTCGCTGGCAAAGAAAGACAAGCATTATAGAGATTGGCTGAACGGTGGTGGCGCACAGGCAACGCTAGTATCCATGGACCGTCAATATCTGCGCGAGAATTTACAAAAGCTGATGGACAGTGCGGATATGTACACGACAGTTAAGAATGTCGTTAGATCGCCATTGGAAATTTTACGCGCCGCGACAGAGTTTGCAGAAAACGCTACCCGTATAGGCGAGTTTAAACGCGCTATGAAAGACGGTCCACAGACCAAAGAGGCTATGCAAGAGGCCGCTTTCCAATCACGTGAGATTACTCTGGACTTTGCCCGCCGTGGCGCAGCAACAAAAGGCATGAATATGTTAGCGGCATTCTTGAACGCAAGGGTGCAGGGTTATGACCGCATGGTAAGGGCTATGGTCAACAATCCTGTGCGGACAAACTCGCGTGCCGCGATGTTCATCACAACGCCATCAATCCTTTTGTGGATGCACAACAATTCCACAGAGGAGCGCAGACAGCTATATCGCGCTGTGCCGGAATGGCAGAAGAATTTGTTTTGGGTTGTTATCAACGAAGATGGTGAACATACCCGCATCCCCAAACCGTTCGAGATTGGCGTGTTGTATGGCAGTGTTCCAGAGCGGTTACTGGACGCGTGGGCGGGAAACCGTAAGATAGAGGACTTACCGCATGACCTTGTGAAAGCGGTAGGCTTAGACCCTTACTCGTTGGCGAGTAGTATTCTGCCAACGTTCGCGCAGCCGGTTTTAGAGCAAATGATGAATTATTCGTTCTTCAGAAACCGTCCTCTGGAGCCGGGCAGTCTATCAGACCCACAGACAGCACCACTAGCACAAGATAGGTACACGCTTTACACATCTGAAACAGCGAAAAAGATAAGTGACCTGTTTGGTGGTGCCGGGATTCCTGTGTTGGAGAACATGAGTCCCATTGAGGTGGAGAACTATATCGGGCAATGGACCGGTGGTTTAGGCCGGAAATTTATTGAGTTAATTGTTGAGCCAACAGGTAAGGCGTTGGGCGTATTGCCAGAGGAAAACTTGCCCGCAAAAACACTTGCCGATATTCCTTTTGTTAAAGGGTTTGTCATTCGCCACCCAGATCGTAACAACCAACAAGCTATCGATTTCTACCGTCGCAGTGATGAAGCGATGCAGTGGGTGAACAGTTACAAGAAGCGTGAGCGTGAATTAGATTTAGACAGAATTAAAGAGCTTATGAATGCAGAAGGCGGCAAGGCACGGGTGTATATAGCTATCGAAGACGAGATTCGTGAAGTCCGTAAGAATATGTCTGAAATGAGCGCTACGATTGGGGAGATTTACAAACACCCCACCATGGATAAGACAGAGAAACGGGTCAATATAGATAACGTTCTCACCATGATGCACCGATACGCCATTATGGGTAATGAGATGCTCGACAAGGCAGAGGAAGCACGCAAAGCCTGGGAAAGCACAGTGGGCAAATAATTTTTTGATGAAGATGTAACAACGCTAAAGATGTGTTATAGGATTGAGCCATGGCGATTACAGTAGAAGCAGTCCATCGTAAAGTTCAGTACACCTCGACGGGTAGTTTGGGGCCGTACAGCTTTGCGTTCAAAGTGCTGGCGGCGACTGACATTAAAGTTTCCGTCGATGACACTTTGAAGACGGTCACGACACACTACACCACATCGTACAGCGCTGACGGCACCGGCAGCGTTACGTTCACCAGCGGCAATGCACCGGCTTCCGGTACACTGGTTACAATCGAGTCGGATCAAGCTATCGCCAGGACGACTGACTACAGCACGGGCGGCGACTTCACGGCGGCATCGATCAATGACGCGCTGGATCGTCTGACAATTAACGATCAACAGATCGAAACAGAGCTATCCCGTAACATCCAGTTAGCATCGACAACCAAGCGGACAACCAGTGGCACCGGCACATCTGGACCGCTAATTTTTCCATATGATGCCACTGCATCAAACAACGCCAGCAAGCTGATTGCGTTCGACTCGAATGGCACCGCCTTGGAAACAACAGACGGCAGGGTGGTCAGCACCAGCGCAACAGCCAGCGGATTGAGCGCCGGGGCAAGTCCGACAGTCAGCGTCAGCTTTACAGCATCAAGCGGTGCCCTGGCGTTTACCTTTGGTATTCCAGCCGGTGCAACCGGAGCGACGGGTGCCGCCGGTTCTAATGGCTCTGATGGTGCTGATGGTGAAGTTTCTGAGGCGACAGCCGTAGCGTTAGCCATAGCGTTGGGTTGATGGGGGGAAGCATCCCCGAAAGGAGTTAAATTATGGCTAATACATTCAAAAACGAAAAAGCTGTAGACGTTTCCAATTCGTCAGCGGCGACGATCTACACGGTCCCAAGCGCGACAACGTCAATTATCCTCGGTTTAACACTTGCCAATAAAAATGCTGCTGCGCGAACGGTTACGGTCACATGGACTGATGGCTCAGACAGTAACGCATCAGTGACGCTGTTGAATGAAGTTTCTATTCCTGGCGATACAACGCTGGAGGTTTTTGCGGGGCAGAAATACGTCTTGATGACAACGGATGCTATGAAAATTTTGGCGAGTGCGGCGTCGTCCATCGACGCCTCTTTGTTCTATATGGAGATTACCTGATGCCATTCTTAGGAAGTCAACCCGCCGAAGCTGCATTAAGTACCGGTCACCTGGGCGATGACATCGTCACTGAAGCCAAGATGGCACCTGACGCAATCGGTATGACGGAGCTTAAAGCTGGCACTGACGGTGAACTGATAACATGGGATGCCAGCGGGAACCCGGCAACGGTTGCGGTGGGTACGGCGACTCACGTTCTTACATCGAATGGCGCAGGGGCGGCACCGACGTTTCAAGCGGCGGCGGGAGGTTCGCTTGAGTTGATCGGAAAGTCTGCCGTTTCATCTGGTGCGGCATCAGTTGCAATTGAGAGCGCGTCAATGACGAGCGCAACGTATGAGGGTTATAAATGTTTTTTTACGTTTCAACCCGGCACAAACTCAGCAAGCCCCGGATTGCAACTTCGCAATAATGGATCTTATGTTACGTCTTACGACGGCCATGGAATCCGTTTACAAACGTCAGGTCAAGGCTATGCGAATTATTCTGCTAACTCAACACATCCGCTCGACGGCGGCACTGGCATGGCCGCGGCGGCAAACCAGCACAGTTGGGTAATTGACGTTATTCTTCACCCTTCAAAGTACGCCACTATAGTTAGCTACGGAACTCATGTTTTAACAGGGGGTACACGTCAAAGCACATTTTTGGCAACGTGGGCCGACGCGGATTTTGCAGAGCTAGATGGCATCAAGGTCACGCCGGACACCGGCACTCTTTCGGGTGGCAAGCTAGTCGTCTACGGACTCAAGGGATCATAACAATGGCACGTTCAGACTATACCCACAGGACAGTCAACGGTGAGCGCGTTGATCTCACTGAGTCAGAAATAGACGCTTGCGTTACACAGGAAGAGGAGTGGGCGAAAGGTGCGGCAGATCGTGCTTGGCAAAAAATTAGGGAAGAACGCAATCGTCGTCTTTTTGAAACAGATTATTTTGCTCTGTCGGATTTGACGCTTGCTGACAACATGAAAACGTATCGCGTTGCGTTGCGTGATTTACCGGCAAACACGTCGGACCCTGTGGCTTTTCAGAACCAATGGAATGAATTTGAGCAAGGCAAGGACGGCGTGTCCGATCCGTGGCCCGTAAAACCGGAGTAATTGATATGCCATATTTAGGATCATCCCCAGCCCGTGGATTGGTCGGTAGCTCCCACATCGATGACTTGGCTATCACGACATCGAAGATTGCGGCGGCGGCAGTCACTTCTGCTAAGACATCTGGTCTACCCGCTGACAAAGATATAAGGGCGCTGGCGCTTGAGGTTAGTGATGTTAAAGGTGCTGCGCTCAACTTCAACAATGGTGCGGCTGACCCGTTCGATAGCGATACATTAGCGACAAAAACCAACGCAACTTATTCGGCGGATGATGATTACTATCATAATCCCGACGCTGAAGACCTTGTGTCCGATGACAGTACCACATGGGCTACGGCATCAGCCATGCTTAGTGGTGGGACAACGAACCGTAATCCTGAGGCCCTTGGCAATGGCTCAAATACTGGCGCTTGGACTTTACAAGTTGACTTTGGTTCTGGGAATGAACAGGACATAATTAAAGCTGGCTTTCAATACGGCGGCTACTCAGGAACGCGAACGGGATCATGGCAACACTCAGATAACGGCAGTAGTTGGACCGACGCCGCAACATTTAATTTCACGCAAAGCGCCGATTACTATCAATCGTTTTCCAGTGCTGGAGCACACCGTTATTGGCGACTAAATTTAACTGCGTACTCTGGAAGCACCTACACAGCTATTCTTTGGGTTCGATTCTATCGGCAACTGACCACAGACAACATGACGTTAATAAGTAATGCGCTCACGGCATCCAGCGCACCATCGACAGGTTTCATTACTGTGCAAGCTGACCCGGTCGATTCGGTGACGGTAAATACCGACTTGAAGGCTTTCATTTCGCGAGATGGGGGAAGCAATTATAGCGAGGTGACGCTCGCTGCCGGTGCGACAAATAGCAATTTTATTAATTATGAAGGAAGTGTTGACATAAGTAGCCAGCCTTCTGGCACCAGCATGAAATACAAAGTGACGACTCACAATAATAAAGAGATTCGCGTAAGCGGCGTGGTCTTGCGTTGGGCATAAGGTAGGTGAGATATCGACCCTCTCACAGTAGCAGCAGCAATCGCAGCAACAAAAACGCTGGTGAAATCGGCTAGGGGCGTCCAAGAAATCGCTCATGGCATCGATGGCTTGTTCCATGCCAAAGAACAACACGATCAAAATAAGGAACATGACGCCGGTAGTTCAATCGGCAAAAAGAACAAATCCATACTTCAGAAACGTGCAGCCGACGATGGCTCTGAGACATCCATGTCCTCTGCTGCCGCTGCGGTCATTGAGGAGAAACAGCTTCAACAACAACTTGACGATCTGAAGACAGAGATTAACTCCAAGTGGCCTTCTAAGGCAGGGGAAAAAACTACGTGGGAATTGATTCTCGATGAACGTAAAAAGCGCATCGCTGAGAAAAAGGAACGTGAGCGTCGAGAAAAAATTGAAGCAGAAGAACGCGCTGAACGGCGGCAAAAAGTTCTAATCGAAATCGGTAAGGGTTTGGCAGTGGCAGCGGTTGCCGGTGGCATTGGCTGGTTTTTATTTTGGGCGGCAACTTCTGGACCGGCAATCAAATAAAATGGAACTCACAGCATCGCACGCAATCCAAGGCGTATTGCTTCTCGCTACTGTCGCGGGTGGATACGCGGTTGTGAAAAGCAACCTCGCAAGAGTTATGGAAGACCTCGAAGTTTTCCACAAAAATTTTGACAAGTTCAAAAGCAATTTCGATGCGCGGCTTGATGATGCCGAATCACAACGTGCAGTTTTCAGCAGTCAAATCGATGTCTTGAAAGACATCAATAGCGTGTCCGCTTTGGAGCGGCGGAACCGGGAGATAGCGACCATGCAAGCTGAACTCAAGGTTTTGCGGCAAATGACTGAACACCTAATGCACATTCATAACAGCAAGCACCCAAGGACGGACACATGAAACTGTTAGTGCTAGTCGTCTTCATTATCACCAATGACGGAGCGCACGATGTTACCGCTATGCCGGTGAGTGCATGTCCGCCACAAGACATCACAGAAGAATACTACAATCACCACCAAAAGCTGGGTGCGTTTAAACACTGGGCAGCGCTGTGTACCACCGTGCATTTTAGCAAGCCAGGAAAGGAGATTTAGAATGTTATCTTTGCTTGGTTCACTGATGGGGTTTGGCACATCGTTCCTTCCCAAAGTGATGGATTACTTTCAAGACAAATCCGACAAAGCCCACGAACTCAGGCTGATGGAAAAGCAAATCGATCAGCAAAAAGCCTTGGGTGAAATTAAACTACAGCACATGCACGTCGAGGCGGACATCCGCGAAGGCGAGGCGTTGATGAAACATTCGTCGCGCTTGCAGAGCAAGGCTAGTCCTTGGGTTGTCAATATGGCTGCGAGTGTCAGGCCGGTTTTGACCTATTTGCTTGCGATTGAGTTCGGCGTGTTGACCCTATGCGTTAGCATGGATTGGATGACCGCCGCTCAATATAATATGATTTGGAACGATGAGTTCCAGGCCGTTTGGGCGGCTGTTGTTTCTTTTTGGTTCGGGAGCCGTACCTATGCGCGGAAGACACAGACATGAGTCTGCACGACTCATTGCTGGCAGCGCACGCATGGGACGGTCACTGCAATCAAGCCGGTCTGAACATCATCAAGAAGTTCGAGGGATGGCGATCAGAGCCATACCTCTGTGCTGCGGCAAGACCAACAATCGGATGGGGTAGCTGTTGGGATGATGAGGGCAATCCTGTCACCCTTCACCACCCTCGCATTACGAAGGAGCAAGGCGAACATCTCCTCAAGCGAGAAGTGCGCCATGTTGAAAACACAATTAACCGCGTTGTCAAAACGCGTTTAAACGAAAACCAGTTTAGCGCCTGTTGCTCACTCGCCTACAACATTGGATCAGGAGCCTTCGCTCGATCCAGTTTAAAAATGAAACTTTCGCGCAATGATTTTGAAGGGGCGGCAGATGAGTTTCCAAAGTGGCGACGTGCTGGGGGCCGCATCCTCAAGGGGCTTGTCATCCGCCGTCAGCATGAAAGGGCTTTGTTCCTTCTCTGATTGCATAGGCTGCGCTTCCGCTTGCACTTTGTGCAGCTTTTTCTTTGGAATCCTTGGCGTGGTCCGTTTCTTTGGCATGACTAGTTCTCCTTTGTGTTAACAGGTACGACCAAAACGCTACGCGGTTTGCCGTGTTCGCGTGTGATGTGGCCGCGATCCACCAAGTCATTCATCATCCGCACAATGTTAGATTTGCATGTGCCTTGGATGGACGCCAACTCTGCAACGCTAGGCGAGTAGCCATGCGCCTGTATAAACTCATCAATCGCCATGCGGAGCGACATCTGTTTCGGCGTGATGCCCATTGGTATACTCATTTGATTGCTCCCAGTTCATCGTTTAAACGTATGATTTCGTCATGCAGGGTTTGTGCTGCGGCCTCTGGCAGCAAGTCCATGGTCGGCTCATTGTGCTCTGCGAAACCACGCATACCAGACATCCTATCCTCTGGACTTAGCTTCACATCAGCTTTCATCCGTTCTAGCTGGCTCATAAACGCCTCAACAAAATCATAGCTGGAACCAAATTCCTTGGTATTCTTGCCATCTGGTGAGATCATAATAAGAACATCGTCTGTATTGCTGTCAGACGCCCCAGGAGAAGCATCTGCCTTTTCTGGACCCTTGGCCCCAGACGCATCAGTGTCGGCCTTCTGACCACCGTTTGCGGGGAAGGCAGCGTCCAAATCCTTACCAGATGGTTTAGCCTTGGGACGCTTTGGACGCAAAGGTGGATCATTGAGTGCGTTTCCGTCATCGTCCGTTTGCGCCAGCCCAACCATAGCACACACGCCGTATCTTCTAGCGTATGTGATTGCGCTGCCCGCTGCTTGCATTTTGTTCTTGGCGTTTTCGATGCCGTCCAACGGCACACCCTCATCACAAATCCACTGACCGGATTTGTGGATCAACGTGGTTCGCAGCTTGTTATCATGCACGCCTTGAATGATGCCAATGTCGTGGGCGTTCAGTGCTTGGTGTGCTTGCTTGTTGCATTCCTCAAGTGAAGCGTACTTCGACTTGTGGAATGGGTTGTCAGCGTTCTTGTGTGGGTTTGTCATGTTCGCCTGGGCAGCTACGAACGCCGCGCCAAACTTATCAAGCTGTTCTGATTGGTTCATGTCGTCACCTTATGGAATGGAATGATATTGTCTGATGCCTCGTATGCCGCACAGGTGCGTTTAAACGGCGCGGAACTCAGATAAATGTTTTGCCGCTCTGCCGATTCGATGCACTTGTGGGATAATTTGACGAGGCTATCGGGGAACAACTCAGGCCGGGATAGAACCCGGCCCGCTTTGCGTAGCTCACGCTTGATTGCTGCGCGATAGTTCACCGCGCCACCATGACGCGTTGGTTTCGACCACTGCGCCCCTTTCGTTTACCATCAATGTTGACCAGCCCTTTGTCGATCAGCGCTTTGAACCGTGCCGTCACGCTGCTATAGGCCAGATCAGGCAACCGGCTTTGCACTTCATCGCTGATGCAACCGCTGGCACCGAATGAGCGAATCGTATCAAACACCAGTTTCTCCAGCTTCGTGCTGTCGATGCTATCCGCTGCTTCGTATGATGTTGGTGGGCTTTCCCGGCGCACCAACTTGTATGTTTCCGTTCCGAAAAGATCGTTCATGCCACTTCTCCTTCCGGCTCGATAAGCTGAAACCTACGTCCTGTCCGTGCAGGTTCCGCCTTCTTAACAGTGGTACGTTCCGGCTTCGCCTTGTACTCCACAGTCGAGTGGAAAACTTGTATGCCGCCGGGGAGTAGCACTTTTTCGACGCCACCCATTGCAGCCTTCAACCGCATCTTGCATGACTCTTGCATCGACTTCGTTGCCGCGAGTGTGCGGTTGCACGCAACCATTGTTTCCGCCGCGTCGATCATGTCTTGGCGGGCGTCATTCATTATCAGTTCAGACGGCCCGTCAGTCAGGTCATGGATGCCCGGTTTACGGTTGCCGGGGATCATGCTCGAATACTCGCTTTGTGTGATCGGCGCATAATTCGTGCCGTCTTCCATGTGCTGCCAGAAGATGTTGACTGCTTCACGAATCGCCATGATGGTTGGTTCATGTCGATGCACGATTGCGATTCGCCACTTGCAATCGCTTTGCGCTAGTTCCGCAATCACGCCGATGTCGGCGTTGGCGCAATCAAGCTGGGCTTGCACTTGAATGACACGCTCTAGGCTGTCGGTAGGATCGCCAGGAAAACGTGGCAGCTTCAATTCCCACACTGATCCTTCGGGTATGGGTAAGTTTTCATACTCCCAATCGTTTGCAAAAAACCCATCGAGTGAGGCAACCAGATTGCAATGTTCGTTGTCGTATCCCATTTTCGGGTGGTCGAGGATCACGTTAAATTCATCTTCGAACCACTGCCGCGCTCCATTTTCGAAATAGTTTCCCCGCTTCATAATGGGCGTGGCGCTGTTCGTGTCTTCGCCATTGCGTGCGGCTCTGTGCCGTGCAAGCATGTCGTTGGGTGTGAGTTTAAACGGCGTTAGATACTCGCCGTTAATGGGTGTGATAATGGGCGCGTCTGACGCGCCAGACTCTTGACCGGTGATGCTATGCTTCATAATACCAGCCCCCAGAGGGACATGACGTACAAAGAACCAAACATCAGTAGAACCGTGATAAATTCAGCGGCGTAAGTAAGATATTTTTTCAACGTCTTCACTCCTGTGTTGAAGACGCTTCTGTCTTGTTTTTGTCCCGCCTGTAGTTAAGTCATTGTTTTTAAACTACTAAGCGAGTACGCCCCTGGGCACCACCACCCTTTCAAGGCGTTGTTTTATAAGACTTCAGCGTCTTGGGTTGTCTTCCTGGGACAGATTATGTTCGCAAAACCTTCTCATTTGATTAACAAGTGCATATTTTCCATCGCCAAGCGGTCACGCTCTGCCTTCATGGTATAGCGTTCCGCTTGTTTCGCTGACTCCCATCCAAACATAGCCATAAGCTGCCGTGTGGTTGCGCCCGCCATAGCTGCGCGTACCGCGCCAGCCTTGCGTAGCCCGTGCGCGGAGCATTGCGGCAAACCCGCTTCCTTGCACCGCCGCTTAAACCAGTTACCAAAACCGTTAGAAGTGTACGCTTGGCCTGTCTGTGTGATCAGGTACACAAATGGGCCAGTTTTGGTTGCCGCAATAATTTCTCGCAGTGGCGGCAAAATCGGAATCCTGCGCTCCTTTGGTGCATTAGCGCGGTTCTTCGATTCCGTAAATTCTAGGATACCATTCGACTCCATGGGCGGGCCTAATCGCACAACGTCAGATCGGCGCACGCCTGTATAGATGAGTAACCCTTGCGCCAGCCGTGCTTTGCTGCCCATGACATGCCGGGCCTCGAATTGCTGAATGTCAGCTTCGCTCCAAGTGTAAAACCCGTCCGGGTTGTTGGGTTTAAGGTACGGCACGTTCGCCGCTGGGTTGATCTCCGACAGGTCACACGCTATCGCCCACTTGTAGACTTGACGCATGGCCTTGATGCGTGCGTTCGCTGCCTCTGGCTTGTGCGCCATCGAGTCGCGCAGCACACGCATATCCTTCACGCGGATTTGTTTAAACGGCTTTGTGCCATGCAGCAGCGTAGCGTGCGCCAGTAATTTTTCGCGCACTTTCTTGGTGCTGTCGCCTAGCCGTTGAAACTCTGGACTTCGTAGATAGATCATAACCAACCAGTTTAGTGTGTGGGCGCTTTGCTTCTTGATGCCCGCGTTCATTAGAACAACGGCTTCGTCATATTCCTTTCGGAAAGTTTCTGTGCCTTCTTCTGCCCAGAGCCGAATCAGTTTCTTGCCTTGTCGAGCTTGGGCGGCTGTAGGCCGCAGATAGATTTTGCCGTCTTTTGTCCGTTTGAGATTTTTATAGCTCATGTCATTTGTGACCTTACTGCGTTCGTTTTGCGTGCGCCAAATGGTAAATTCCCATATTCGACTATGGTTTTTTACCACTTTTTTTGTCCGCTTCTTCGACCGCCTGAGTCATGTTCGCCATCATGTTCGACCCTACTAGAGATCGTGCAAGGTGCAGCAAATTGATGTCCGTGAGGACAGCCATAACGCCCGCATGAAATTCATCCTCAAGCTGTTTGGTTGGGCGCAAATCTTTATCAAGAAAACCGGCTTCTTGTGCCGATTTGATTGTCCGCATAGCGTTGGAATAATCTATGCCCTTCGCATTGCACTCCGCAGTGACGTTCAATTGTTCGCCAGTCCAGTACGCCTTCATAATGCTGTAGAGCAATCCTCTCCGCGCCAAACTTGTGCGGAAAAAATTCAACGCCGGAAATTTTCTCGAATCGCCAATCCGTTTTTGGAAACTGTCAATGAATTTCGTAAAATGCAGAACCGCTCCCTGCCTCATCGCATCAGAAAATTCGCGTGTCCGGGGATGTTTTGATTCTGCGATTGCTTTAAACTTGAACATTTTTTTGCTCCAAAAGAGTGGTAAAAAACCATTCTCGATGTGGTAAAAAACCATTTCGGTTGTGGATTATTTTTTCTTTTTTGCCTGGGCGATGACCCGCTTGACTTGTTCAGCGCTCCATTGCGGCAAATCTTCCTCGCGGATGTCCTCTAGCTTTTCCCGCTGCCGTTGTGCCTGATAAGTCAACACTGCCCGGCCTTCACCGTGAAGACCGTTGCGGTTATTTAGTTCGCGGGCCAGCGCACGCAATCCCGTGATGCCTTTTTTCTGTAGCTTCTGGATTATCGGGTAGGTCCGCAGCGCAAAGGCGCGGGTGTTCCGCTTCATTGCTTCACCACCTAACGGTGCCGCCTTCTCCACGTTGGGATTGCCCAGGCGTGTAATCCGCCGTGAGGGCTTATCCTTCTTAGGCCGGGTGTCATAATACCCTTTCTCTTGAAGGTCGGTTTTGGCAACGTTTAAACGGTCTTTGGTGTGCGCTTGAATGCGCTTTACTTCCAGTTCCGCAACCGCTGCCATGATCCGCCAGATGAATTGTGTCTGGTTTGGGTCCGACATTTCTGGGATATCACACGCGACCAGCTTAGTGCCGTCGCGTTCCGTTCTCCGCATGATGTAGGACATCACGTCAAAGTTACGCGTCAGGCGTGTCAAGGCGCTAACGATCACAACGCCGGGCGGATCACACTTCGCTGCTGCATCCAAGGCCGCGATAAGCTGCGGCCTTTCGGGCTTAGTTCCTGACTCGACTTCCTTGTAGATTTCGATCAGTTCCAGCCCAAGTTCTTCCGCCTTTGCGCGGATGGTTGCGTTCTGTGCCCGGATGCCCAGGCCGTCGATGCCTTGTTCTTCCGTACTCACACGCGCAAGGCCCAATGCCTGTTCTGGTGGTCCGCTGCTGCGGGTTCGCTTCCGTTTAGCCATCATTTCCCCCTTAATTAAAACCCATGCCGTTTGGGTTGCCGTAATGATTGAGCCACGCCAGCAACGCCTTCTTTGTTGTTGGGATGTCAAATGTTCTCACATAAGCCGTGCCATCTTCACGGCCTATTTCCCGCGCCCGTTTCTCCGCTTCGCGGCGTGTCGTAAACCATTCGGCTGAATCGAAAACGCCGTCTTGTTGGCCTACATCTTGCACTTGGTAAAATCGCATCACCTTCTACTCCCTTGCTTCATTGCTTCCGTTTCGCTAAACAGGGCCATCATTGCTGACTCCAATTAGCACATGATAAAACAAGCGGCGGGTCCGGGCGTGCATTCCCTGGCCCGCCATTCGTTTTAGTCGCCGGTAATGTTTTCCTCTAAGCGATCCATCACTGCGGACATAATCAAGTGCATGGCATGGTCCGTCGATGGGGCACAATCAAACGTGAGCTTTACTAGAAACACCGAAAGCACGCTTGCCATATCTTGGGTGCTAATGCCCTCGCCTGCTAAAAGTTCCACCTCGTTAAGTAGCGATTCAAAAATTTGATTAAATCTCTCATCTGTCATCACTGACTCCTTTGCTTCGTTGCTACATCTTCACCCAACCAAATAACGGCTGGCGAAAAAGCCCGGACGTGAATCCGGGCCTAATCGTCAACCGTCAAGCGGCAGATTTTCGATTGCGGTCGATATGCGTTTTCAACCATTCCCCTTCGCGCTCTAACCAACGAACCTCGCGCTCGATTGCCGCATAAGTTAAGCTCTCCGCATCGATGGTTTTCAGATACGCATCCAATACCTTGCGGGCTGCGCTACGGGTGCGGTATCCGCTGCCATTTTCTGCACGCTCTAAAACGTGACCACCAACATCAAAAACTACGAAACGAAATTCCCGCTTGGAATTGTTCATATCAACCGCATGCGACTCGATTATCCAAAATATGAGTCCGCTGCATTCGCTGCCACTAGCGACGACTCGCGCATGAAAATACGCGAGGGTTTCATTGTCCACATAATGGGTGCGCCCAATTAAATTAATCTGCGCGTTTCGTTTCGGGTTATAGGATTTATCCTCGAATGTTCTAAGTTTCACTATACTGACTCCATGTTACGCCAGCCGTGCCGCTGGCACCCGAATGCCCGGCCACCGTTTCCGGCTCCGGGCATGGGCGATAGACTCGCGATGTTTAAACGCTGTTAGTATTTCCAATCAGGGCCGATCATACCGGGTGGCGTGGGGATCATGCGTGCTTTACGCTGCGCGTTATCTAGCAGCGCGACTAAGCAAGGGCCGCCTATACCTTCCATGGGTTCGCTATGTATGTCGCAGCAATCAACGTCCACTAAATCGCCATTGTCGGCAAATGCCGCGACGATATGGTCAACGTCGGCCAAGTTATGGCATGGCCATTCACGGCGGAATGACTCGACGGTTTCCGGTTCTATTGTGATGATTCTCATGTCTGACTCCGTTTCTATACGTTGCGCCGCACGGTATGCTCAAGCGTGATGCGCTTGAAGATATCATCAACGTGGATAATTTCCGCAGGACTCGAAAACGTCCGCCCGCAACAGTCATGGCCGGTTGTGAAATCGTGTCCACAATGAACGGCCCATTCTAGCGCGTACATTACATCGCGGATGCGTTCGCGTTCATTGTCGCTAATGACCGTCGCAACGTTTGCCATACTTTCGCAATCGATGCCGCCGGTCATATCGAACAAGGTTTCGTCGTCAATGTGCGCTACGTACACGTCAACCCAGCCATCCATGGACTCGCTGTGGCGTCCAACGTGTTCAACCTTCTTGATTGAGGCCCGCATTTCTTCGGGCACGGTTTCGTGCCATTCGTCGCGGATATCACGATCACCGCAATGTTTTAGGAATTGATCGACTCCACCGTGATCATTTACATATTCGGTATCGAACCGGTACTGCCGCCCGCGATATGAAAAAACCGTGTCGAGTGTGCCGTCGTCTACTAATTCAATGTGCATTGTCTGACTCCTATGAATGGGTATAACCGTCAATTTCGATGCCTAGCCACATGCCGCACCATTCAACCATGGCGCAATCCCAGCCGGGTTGCACCGTGCGCCGGAATTGCAAATAGGATTCGGGCTTGTTCCACTCGCGGTCATAAACCGCCTTTAATGCGCGTTGTTGCGCCTTGTTTAAAACTGTCATAACTGACTCCAAAGTTTGTTGTGCATTCAGCCGAAATGCCGGGCGGATAATCCCCCGGCATCCGGCGCTATAGCGCGATGGTGTTGATGTTATCCCACGAATACGTCTGACCACATTGGACTCCCGCACCCACATGTAGGGAGTCCCGTGTTGAGCAGAGCCGTGCGTGATCCCCGTAGGATGCACCCGCATTCATCGTCCAGGCATACGATCTTAATCATGCGCGTGGTCTGTTTTTTGCGGTCCTGTAGGTTAATCTTCGCGTGGGGATAGGGGCCAAGCGCTTGCGATATCTTTTCAAGCTTCACGGTCAATTCAGGGCCGCTTGTTGTTGCAGTCATTTTGCCTTCGAGTCCGATAGCAAGTGCCATGGTGCGGAATGGCCCGCGATGCCCATGCTCGCAATCGTCAATAGCGTGGATCATTTCATGCGCAACGATGCCTAGCACTTCGAGCGGATCGTCCTCCGCCGGGCTTATGAACATTTCGCGGGTTGCGTCGTCAGAGGAGCCGGACGGCCAGCATTCGCCAATGCGCTTACGAGCGCTGCCGCCGCCCGGCCATGAACAGGCAATGCGCCATGATGCGTTTAAACGCTCTATGCCTGCGGGTTCAAATACGTCAGCGTTGAGCATGTTGACGGCGGCGGTTAGCCATTCGTCGCGGGTTGCATATGTGTTAGCCATGTCAGACCTCATTCATCTTCAAAGCATGTTTTAAGACGCGCTCGCGTTGTCCGGGTGTTAGAGTCGCTATAACGGCCAACACCTTGATTGATTCATTACGTACGCGATCAATGGGGAATGTATTAGTGCGCGGTTTGCGCGGTTCAGTTACACCGGCAGCGGCCAGCAATTGTTCGCGGATTTCCGGCAAACAATCGTCGACGTTAATCTTTGGCACGCCCATCAGTCGCACCCCACGCAAAGCATAATCATAAAGAAAAGCATCATTGCGGATGAAACCAGCCACAGAATGGCATGACTCAGCGCATCGCCAATGAAACCGCCCATGATGAATGGCGCGACGGTCAACCCGCAAAATAGCAGCGTGGTGACGATGTATGCCGCAAGGCATAGATCGCGATCAGCGCCTTGTAATGCACGCCGGGCGTGCGGTTGCCATGGTTCGGGCCGTTTGGTGCGATTGAAGGCGCGTAGACGATCAAGGCTTTTGTAAGTTTTGGGCCGGTCAAGGCTTCGTGTTGTGCAGTTCATTATACTGACTCCTATTAAGTGTGCATTTAGATCGTAAAATGATCTCGTATGCGTGTTGTGACATATGTGCTACCAAGTGTCAATAGGCTAAATGATTCGGTTGAGTCAGTTATGACAGATAATGAACCCGTGATAGGGGCCGCACAAGGTGGGCCGCCATCGCTGTACACGCGCATTCCGACGCGAGTGATATGGGATAGCAAGGGAACGCGTGGGAAGGGAAAAGGATTCACGCCGGGTGAATTGCGTCAATTCGCTATGCTTTGCGCGTATGCGAATAACCAGGGATTCGCTTACCCCAATCAACAGACAATAGCTGACGTTGCCGGGACTGATCGCGGCGCGGTTGCGCGGATGCTTATTAAAGCAAAGCGCCTTGGCTATGTAGAGAAAGTGTCAGTTTATCGAGATCACCCGAAATGGCGTCACGTTATGGGTGCGGTTTGGCGGATCATATATGACAGCCGATTAACGCAAGATGATTTGATTGACGACCTCAACAAAAATGATCCGGCACCTATTATAGAAGACGATATCGCGGCGGCGGAGCCGATTCCTGCTGCCAGCGACACAGGTAAGCATGGGATTGAAGGGGATGGGTTGGGGCTAGTTGAGGCTAATGCTTTAGCGCATTGGTTTGTTCATCAAGTCAGCGCGACAACAGGCGAGGTCCGCATAGTAAATGAACGCGCTATCACCGACGCCAGCCAATGCCATGACATTGAGAGCAGCAAAGCGGCAGCGATAGCGGCCCTATCAGAATGCCGCGACAAGCGCCGGTCAGCGCCGCCGACAATGGCAGCGTTTAAACAGCCGTCGCAAGGCTAAATGGTCGATTGGAAATGTGACAGATGATAAAAAAGATCAGCAATTACAATGACTTGGCCCACCTTTTGCCCCCCCGGCCCTGCCGGTCATGTATAGGGGTTCTCACAAAAATATTTCGAGGTTTCCCATGCTAACCGCCGCAACCCGCGCAATCGAAGCGCTTCCGGAGAGCCAGCGTTTACCCGTTGCCATAGCCCTTCTCGTCCACTTTGCGGGCCTTACAGCACGCATGGACAAGCTCATCAGCGCTGGATATGCGCGAAAGCAACCTGATCGTGACGAGCTTGATATAGCTGAAGTGATACGGGCCACAGCGGAGGAGTGCGATGACTAGCTTTCACCAGACAACGGTGCGTTTACCTGACGATTTACGCGCAGCATTGAAGGCGCAAGCCGCTTTGGAGCGCAGATCAATGGGTAACTTGATTATCGATCTGTGCGTGAACGGGTTGAAGGTCCGCGAGGAATCGAATGAGGACCGTCTGAACCAGTTCAAGCGGCTTATTCGCGCAACGGGGCAAATATGAATGAGCGCGTTTATTTGTTCCGCTATCCGCCGTCTGTCAATCGCCTGTGGCGCTACACATCGCGTGGTGTTTACCGCACGAAGCAGTACCGGGCGTATCTGGACGAATGTGCAGCGTTGCACAAGACGCTTGAGCCGCCTTTCGACATGCCTGTCCGGTGCGAAATCTTGGCGGCACCGCCCGACAAGCGCGTGCGTGACTTGGATAACCTAGCGAAATGCCTGTTAGACACACTTCAGCATATCAACGCGATTACGAACGATCACTTAGTTCACGATCTGCACATGCGGTGGGACCGCGAAGCCGTACAGAACGGCGTGATGGTCATGGTTACACCATTGACTGCTTTGAATGCCGAGGCACAGGCATGATCTGGCGTGACGAGCGATGGCAGACCCGTGTTGTGCAGGGGTTTATGAACGAGTTTGGCGTCAGGCAAGACAAGGTGTTTGAGGATTTTATTCCTGGCGGCTGGGATATTTGCCCGGTGTGTGTGAAGCGCAGCGAGTGGGAATACGGAGCCAGCCGGTGAGTTACAGCGTGATACTGGCGGACCCGCCGTGGAGTTGGAAGGCGCGGAGTGCAAAGGGGGAAGGTCGAAGTGCGAAGAACCATTATAACGTCATGGAACAGGATGATCTTCATCGTATGTCTGTTAGCCGTGTTGCCGCTGATGACAGTGTTTTATTTCTGTGGGTTCTCAATTCGATGCTTAGTCAAGGCTTGCAGCTTATTGATGCTTGGGGATTCACGTTTAAGACGGTTGGGTTCTGCTGGGTTAAGACGAATCGTCGATCCGGTTCTTTGTTCATGGGGCTAGGCTATCACACGCGGCAGAATGTCGAGCTTTGCCTGATTGCAACCAAAGGCAAGCCCAAGCGTGTCAGTGGTGGTGTGCATCAGGTGGTGATGTCACCTAGGCGTGAACATAGCCGTAAGCCTGACGAAGTGTATGAACGCATCGAAGCGTTATATCCGGGGCCGTATTTGGAGTTGTTCAGTCGTACCACCCGCACGGGCTGGGACGCGATAGGTGATGAAGTAGGAAGGTGGAAACATGGCTAGTTACCCAAGTATGCCGCTGTGGACGGATGCGTATCTCGCAGACACACGGCATCTGTCTACACAGGAGCATGGCGCGTATTTGCTTTTGCTGATGGTGGCGTGGCGAAGACCTGATTGTAATCTGCCTGATGACGATAAGTTGCTGGCAAGATTTGCAGGGCTGGGACCGCGACAATGGAAGAATGTTAAGGATGCGGTCATGGAGTTTTGGACGCTTGAGGACGGTTGCTGGACGCAGAAAAGATTACTTAAAGAGAGGTCGTTTGTTGTCAACCGATCCAAGATAAACTCAGCCAACGCGCACAAGAGGGACTACACTAAGTCACGGAAAACAAAGAAAACCAAGAATGCGAACGCATCTGTGGAGCAATGCGAAACGGATGCCCCCACACCCATACCCACACCTATAGATAAAGATACTAACGTATCTTTATATAAACCCCCCGATAAGTTTGAAGAATTTTGGAAGCAATATCCCCGGCGTGTTGCCAAGGGCGAAGCACGCAAGGCGTACAAGAAGGCAATCAAAAAGGTGGATCACGGAATTATCATGGCTGGGTTGGCCCGATACAACCCGGACCCGGATTTCACATGCCACCCAGCGACATGGTTGAACCAAGAGAGGTGGCAAGATGAACCAGATAATCGAGTCAAGGGAGTCACGGCAGAGCGCGTTGAGCCTAGACCGGGACGCGGTGACATCATTGGAGCGGCACAGCGGTTTCAAGATCGAAGAAAAGTTGTCCAATGAGTTCGATCTGGTTGGCATCGAACTACCCGCTGACATGACCGTGGCAGATTTACAACGTGCCAGAGATTACGTCTTGCAGACCACTAAGCCCGCTGATGAAGGGCGGCTGGTGCAGCTATTGGCGCAGATGCAGATGATGATGAAGCATCGCAATCTGGATGCCGCGCACATGGACCTGATGCTGGCCGGTTATGTAGACAAATTGCGGCAGTACCCGGCAGATGCCGTCGAGGAAGGTTTAAACAGCCTCTTGGATTCCTGTGAGTGGTTTCCGGCCTGGGCGGAAATGCGCGATGCCATAGCGTGGCGGTGCCAGCGGCGGACATTGATGCTGGTGGCAATAGACCGCGCTATTACCCAGCGGCAGATGCAGAGCATCCGCAGTGCGTGAAACTCAAGACCCTGTAGTCAACCGCGTGCTGGCAAAGTTTACCCGGCGCAGCGACGAAGGAATGCAGCGATTCGGTGTGTCCATGGCCGATGCTGACAAGCCTGTCCTCGAATGGATCGAGGACGCGCAAGAGGAATTGATGGACGCAATCTTGTACCTAGAAAAACTAAAGGAGCGATTTAATGGCTGAATATTTTGAAGTGAAGACGATGAAGAAAGATCGTGAAGGTAAGGAGCGCGGCCACAAGATAGGCGCAATGTTCCCGTGGAAGTCAGGTAAGGGGTTTAACATTGTTTTGGATTCTGTGCCGTTGCCAAAGATGAACGATAACGGGGAACTCGAATGCGTTTTGATGGTTTCTAAACCGTATGACAAAAACAAAGCGCCGTTTACAGATGACATTCCGTTCTGATGACTGTCACGAAGCCAAAAGGGATTGGCAAGAATTGACAGCCCGGTATATTCGATGGCATGAGATTGATGCGTATGTCGCGAATGGCTGGCGCATCAACAAAGACATTGGGCATCACGCGGCCCATGCCGTTCTGGCAACAAAGGTGGTGAAGTAGTGTCTGGTAGCCCAAGCCCAACAGGTCGATTCGGTGGTGTGCGTAAACTTGAAGACCGGTTGAAAGGCCGGTCCCAAGTTATCGCGCACAACAAGGAAGGTGTCGCGCAAGCGTTGATCGATATAGCGCGGGCCAACATTACGGATGTGCTGAGTTGGGATTCCGAGGGCAACGTGAAGGTCAAGGCGAGTGCCGACATACCGGACAACGTAGCCAGTGCCATCAAGAAGATTCGCGTGTCCAAGTCAGAGAATGGTGAGCCATCGCTGGAGTTGGAAATGCACGACAAGATTAGCGTCTTGCGTGTGCTGGCAAAGAGCGCGGGACTCTTAGAACAACACAAAGCGGATGTGAACACGCCCAGCGTTGTTGGCATCACGATGGTTGGGCCAGAGGTTACGCAAGTTCAAGAACAACAGGAAAAAGTCGCGGAATGAGCCGCGATACGGGAATGAGGGGTTTTTCAATTAGGTCTTGGGTGGCCTCTCATTCCTATGCCTCACCCCGGAACTACAGTGGACCAGGGGGGCAACTACAGTGGACCAGGGGGGCAACTGGAGTGGACCAGGGGGGGCAGTGGAGTATCCCCGAACTTAGGGAAGAACTTAGGCATAATAACCCATTTAGAGAACGTATAGCTTCATCCGGCGATGAAGTATTATTTATGAATTTTAGCCATGAGTAATCTAGAAGCCGCAAGTCTGAACCTTGATTTCTCGACAGCACCGACTGTCTGGAAATTTTTGCGTGATGACAGTTTCGTGCGTGGGATCATGGGTCCAGTGGGCAGCGGCAAGAGTTACGCTTGTGCTGCGGAGATCATGCTGCGGGCCGTCAGGCAAAAGCCTAGCCCGCGTGATGGTATTCGTTACACGCGATTCGCCGTAGTCCGAAACAGTTACCCGATGCTGAAGACAACGACACTGAAAACGTGGATGGAAATTTTTCCAGAAAACATCTGGGGCAACGCGCACTGGTCGCCACCTATCACGCATCACATCAAGTTGCCGTCGAGGGGTGACGCGCATGGCGTGGATTGCGAAGTCATATTTCTGGCTCTCGACCAGCCCAAGGATGTACGAAAGTTACTCAGCCTTGAACTAACCGGCGCTTGGATCAACGAGTGCCGCGAGTTACCCAAGGCAATTATCGATGGACTATCGCACCGTGTCGGCAGATACCCGACACAAGCGGATGGCGGGGCAACATGGCGTGGCATATGGGCCGATACCAACCCCATGGATTCAGATCACTACTGGTACAGGCTGGCGGAAGGCAAGGAAGCCCCAGGCGGAAAGTATGCGTGGCAGTTTTTCCGGCAGCCGCCGGGTGTGTTGGAAACGTCAAGCGAGGATTTGCCTGACCAGCCAGAGTTTAACGGCTTTGTGCAGAGCGCGGGCAAGTGGTGGATGACCAACCCTGTAGCAGAGAATATTCACAATTTACCTGATGGCTATTATGAACAGCTTGTCGGCGGCAAAAACCTTGATTGGATTCGCTGTTATGCAAAAGGCGAGTACACATACGTTCAAGAGGGCAAGAGCATAACGCCGGAATACGATGATGACCTGATGACGGTAGACGGGTTGCAATACGATCCAAGTCTGCCAGTGCAGATTGGCTTGGACTTTGGATTAACGCCCGCCGCGTGTTTCGGGCAGCGGCACCCATCCGGGCAATGGCGCATACTGCATGAACTGGTGACGTTTGATATGGGCCTGGAAAGGTTTTGCAATAGCCTCAAAGCTGAGTTGGAAATGATGTTTCCGAAAGCTGACGTAATGGTTTGGGGCGATCCGGCTGGTCAGCAACGTGACCAGATTTATGAAGTAACCGCGTTCGATTTCCTCAAAACCATTGGCATGTTAGCGCGGCCCGCCGCAACGAACGATTGGAAGACACGCCGCGAAGCCATGGCGGCACCCATGATTAGGTTTATCGACAAAAAACCCGGATTGCTTGTAGACAAAAAATGCAACCGTACCCGTAAGGCGCTGGCTGGCGGGTATCACTTCAGCCGTGTCAGCATGGGCAGCGGTCAAGAGCGCTTTCGCGATGTGCCGAATAAAAACGAACATAGCCATATCGGTGACGCGTATGGTTATCTGGTGCTGGGTGGTGGTGAGCATAAGCGCATGACCAGACGCCCGGCAACGTGGACGAAGCTTCCTGTTGCGAGTAGTGATTTCAATGTCTTTGCTTGAAGACATAGAGCGTTTAAACGAACACGTTAAGATCAAGCCGCCGCACAAGATTATAGATTTTGAACCGGCCCTGTTGCCGATGCTGGAACCACGCGGCACAGATCGAACGTATTTTGACAATATCCCAAATTTCCATGGCGTGTTGGCCGGGTATGCAGAGATTGGGCACGCTCATATGGGCATCACCAATGGCAGACCTGTGTGCATGTTTGGGTGCGTGCCGTTGTGGGCAGGGGTTGCGGAGCTTTGGATGATCACTGATGTCAATTTGGCGTCATCTGCGCGGACTTTTCATCGATGCACAAAGATGGTGCTAGACATTTATATGTCAGAGTTATCTCTGGTTCGCATACAAATCTGGATACATTCGCAAAATGACCGGGCTATCAAGTGGGCAAAGTCCCTGTACTTTGAGCAAGAAGGCACCGCACGGCAGTTTGGGCCAGATGGTGCAGACTTTTACTTATTTGCGAGGTTAAAAGATGGGCGGCATATTCTCAGCACCGAAACCTCCGCCACCTCCCCCCGGTCCCGATCCCGAAATGTTGAGAGCGCAGAGGGAGCAAGAGGAGCGGCTAGAGGCACGGGAGCGCGAGAGCCAGCGAGAGTTGGCATCAAGGAAACGCGCAAGGCGGACAGGCGGGAACAGGCTACTTCTGGCAAACCGTGACAATCCGTTCATGGGCGTGCCATCGCAACAAACGCTTGGCCCAACCTATAGCCGCTCAAGGGCCGGAATTAACGTCTGATGAAGATGTCGGCGGGCATGTTGACCAAGCGGTATAACGCTGCTTGGTCACGAAAAGAGAATTGGCGCAATCTCTATGAGCAGTGCTATCAGTATGCTTTGCCGCAACGTAATCTCTACGATGGCTATTGGGAAGACGGTCAATCCGGGCGCGTAAAGAACCTACAGGTTTTTGACTCCACTGCGGTCCATGGCGTGCAACGATTCGCCAACCGCTTACAGTCCGGCCTTTTCCCGCCTGATAAAAGTTGGATGGAATTGTTTCCTGGCACTGACATCCCGCCAGAGAGCCAGCAAGAGGTTCGTGAAGGCTTGCAAGTTATTTCGCGAAAGTTTTTCAGCATCTTACGGCAGACGAATTTTGATCTCGCTATGGGCGAGTTTCTTTTAGACCTGAGTGTCGGCACCGGGATTATGCTTGTGCAACCCGGCGATGACTTGCAGCCAATACGATTTCAGTCAATTCCTCAATACCTCGTAGCGCTTGAGGAAGGCCCGCAAGGCACTGTCGAAAATGTGTACCGCAAGATGCGCGTTGCAGCGGAAAACATTAAAGTGATCTGGCCTGACGCGAATCTACCCGCTGTTTTGGAAAGGAAGATCGTAGACGCACCGCAAGAAATGGTGAACTTGCAAGAGTCGACAATCCTCAACGTCAATGATGGCGGATACGGATACTACGTCTGTTACAAAACCAGCGACAACGAAACGTCAATGTTGGTCTACCGTGAACTGACAATATCACCGTGGATTGTGAGCCGGTTTAGTAAAGTTGCCGGTGAGGTCATGGG